GCCGGTGCCGCCCAGCCAAGCAAAGAACGGGTAGAGGATCACCATGCGGGTGATGAGGAAAAAATCCATTGATCAGGCTCCGTTGATATAGGCCAGACAGGCCTTGTGAATGCCCTGCACCAGGGCGGCATAGTGACGGTCGGCGGCGGCGCAGTCGGTCGGGTTGCTGCCAAAATACGGCTCCAGCAGCACCGCAGGCGCACGGCCCGCATGAAGGCTCAGGCCGCCCCGGTCATTGCGCGCGCGGGCGATGATGCCGCGATCCCGCAGCCCGAGCGCCTGCACCATTGCGGGCTGGATCAGACCGGCCAGACGCCGCGAGCCCTTCGACCCACTGGTCAGGGTTTCGGTGCCGCTGGCGCTGGTCGGCCCACCGTTGAAATGAAGCTCCAACGACGCCGCCGCGCCCTTGGCATCGACAACAGCATAGGTCTCGCGGATCTCCGCGCTGTAGGGCCGACCGGCCGGGCGCCGGAACACCGCATACATCCCCGGCGAACAGGCACGGATTGCGGCGGCCAGGTCACCGCACCAGTCATATTCGGTGCGCCCGTCGGATGTGCGGACAGCACCCTGCGACCGGGCATTGTGCCCGATCACCAAGGCGACCTTGGTCATTTCATTGCTCCATGAAAAAGCCCGCGCGTGGCGGGCGGGGTCAGGGTTTCGGTTGCAGCTTTTCCAGCTGCGCCTCGATCCTGCTGATACCGATCTGGATGCTGCGCAGGTCGCTGGATTGGCTGGCCTGCGCAATCTCGACCGCCCGGATACGGCCCTCGCGCGCCTCGGCCGCGTGCTGCATCGCCAGAACATCGGCAGACAGACGCTCTTGCCGGGCTGACAACGTGGCATAGCCCATGATGCAGGCGGCCAGCACCGTCACGATGCTGATGACGTGGCCCAAGCTGATTTTGTTGTCAAACTGGACGGTCACGCCTCATCCTCCTCCGGCACCTGCGTCACCCCCAACACCGCCAGCGCGGCGCGGGCATCGTCACCGATCACCACCGCGATGTGGTCCGGCGATGCGGTGATGGGCTGATCCTCGGTCCAGACGCGGATGAGGGCCTGCGCGCGGGCGGCGGCGGCCATGTCGGCGTCCCACGGCGGGGATACCAGCGGCGACGCGGCGGCAGCCGGAAACTCCTCGCCGACCGGCCCGGAGGCCACAGCATACAGATTGCCACCTGCATCCTGCCATGAGGCAGCGCCATAGGTCTGGTCATCCTCGGGTCCGTAGCCCAGCACACGAGCGAGTTGATTGGCGTCTGCGATCATGGCAGCAGGACATGCGATGGTGATGGTGATCATGTCAGGGTCACTCCTGCGAGGCGGGCCATGTATTGTTCGGCGCGGATGATCTCGGTTGGAGTCAGATTGCGGTTGATTGCCATCAGACCGTAGATGCGGCCCGACATCAGGAACGGTCCATTCCACGATCCTACGGACATAACTCCATCGGCGTATATGCCCGCACCTTGCGATGCATATGATGTTGCGACTAGCGCACCATTACGCCGGAGATTAAGTGCAGGTGTTTGTATTTTTGACGTAAACGCATATACTTCTGCGGTCCCATTTACCGGAGTTGGCGCAGGGGCATATGCAGCCACAGTAGAGCCGACAGTTGCTGACATGATACCAGATGCGCTTTTTACAAATCCAGATCCGGGAGACCCGGTTGGTGCAAATCTGAATGGACAGTATTGCGTCGATGTTTGGGCGGGAGCCATTGCCATAATAACAGTAGACTCATCAGTCCCCCAGATGACTGATTGTGTCTGCATGTGGTCATCCACACCATCCATCGACAGATACCACACATCAGCATAGACCGCCTCGGTGATGTCGTAGGGGCTGAGATTATGCTGGAGCGCCGTGGGGGTGCTGCCGATCTCGAATTGCAGGCCCTTGATGCGATAGGTTACATCAATGACCTCCGTCGCGCCCCCCTCAAGGATCAAAAATGCGCTGGTATATGCCACGCCAACAGCCATGGCCCCACGCGACAGGGTGATGGTGGTGTCTACAGATGACGTGATGCTGTTGGATGCTCCAGTGGTGAGAATCGCAAATGCGGCATCCAACTCAAATACCTGCAACCTGATTCCGTTCTGGGTTGCCCCAGTTGGAGGTGCACCGGCAATCACCCGCGCCGTGACAGACGCTACCGCAAATCCAGATGTCATGGGGATGCGCGAATTGGCCGACGACCACCCCACAGCATGTTGACTGGCAGTCGCGGTCCCAGTCATTCGGATATCAACATATGGCACGCCGCCCTCGGTCCCGGTGCCAACCTTTGTATAGGTCAGGCCATTGCTGACCCCGCCGCTGCCCCATGCGACGGTATCGACCGCCTGCGCCCCATTGGCGCGATTGCGCAACCCGCTGGCCGGATGCCGCCCCAGCCTCGGTTTTGACAGCGCAGTAGCCTGAGACGCATGATTGCCGCCGCCGCTCAGGTCGCGCGCGAGGCCAACCGGATCACCGGGTGACATCGCAGGGATCGTGCCCGCCGCATCCTGAAACAGCGTCTCGCGGCGATTTGGGAGGATCAGCAGGCCGGTGCCGGTCGGGTAAAACTGGCTGGCCGGCGTCCAGACGCTGCGAAAGATGAACGGCGAGGCGATACCGTAACCAAGGCCCAGCATCACCAGACCCCCACGATCCCAGTGGCGGTGGTGCCGGTGGCCCAGACGCGCGTCACACGAAACGGCAGCGGGACACCCGCGATCATCTGGACGGTGACGGGCGATCCGCCCCCGCGCATCGTCACCCGCACAGTGCCATCGGTCAGCGCATAAAGCGCGCGCGGGACATTGGCGATGTCCGCGCTATCCGAGGGCGTGATCGCCACGGCATTGGACGCCGGGCTTTCAAGGCCCGACGTGTTGTAAAGGAATGCGTCAGCCAAAGCGGCCTCCTATGTTTGATCAGGGAGCGATGAGAGCGGCGGACAGGCCCGAGCGCAGCGGCAGGCCCATCAGGCGGCCGTGGGCCTGCGTGTCCGTCAACAGATCAAGGCCGTCTTTGTCGAGTTTCGTCATCTGTGCGCCTCCTGTTGGCGATTTAGTCGATCTGGAAGGCGGTGTAGCCGCTGGTCCATATACAGCGGACAAGCGGCACGGTGGCGCCCTCGGTCATCATGCCGTCCGAGATGCTGACGCCGAAGGTATCCCCTTCGGCGATTGCCGGGGTGCCGCTGAACAGCAGGTCGCCGCTGTCGATGTAAGTGCCAGGGCCGCGCAGCCTGCCGGTGGCGCCGGGGATGATATCCTCCAGCGCGATGCCGACGAAACGCCAGGCGGGATCGGCCCCGGTCATCACCCGTGCGCGAACCTTGCTCCCCGAGCTGGCGACGGCCATACCGCGCTTGATGGTCGAGGCACCGACGTTTTTGACCTCGCGGTCAAAGTCAGCCTGCCGCACGCAGCCGCCGCCGCTGTAGGGATCGGACAAGTAAAATCCGCGGCTGCCATCGGCCAGCGCGGCATTCAGCGCCGCGACCACGGCGGCATTGCTCATGCCGGTGTAGTTGGCCGAGAGCACGATATCCGTGGATGCGCCGCCATCGAAGGCCACAGTCAGCGTGATCGGGGCGCCGCTGCGATTACCCAGCCGCTCGGCCAGTGTCACGCCGGGGGCTGTCCCGGTGACCGCATGTTGCGAATAGACCCGGCCGGCATGATCGACTGCGCCCCCGCGATAATCCGGGCGCGCGCCAAACAGGATCGGGGCCGCCGCGCCGGACAGCGCCACAGCAGATCCGGCACCTGCGGCACTGCGCAGTTCGAGGACCGACACGCCATTGTTGCCACGCGCGAGGACCGGACCACAGTCGCGGGTGGTCACCAGAAACTCCGAGAGGCGATTGCCCCATTGCAGGCCCAGATCATTGGTCAGCCATGCGTCCGAGCCATCCACATAGATCGGTCCCGCCAGATTGCACCCGACGATTCTGACATGCGTCACCACACCAGCGCCCATCGGCTGCAAGGAGACAGCGTGGCCGCTCAGGGTGTTGATTGCTGCCCCTCCCTCCAGCACGATGTCCATCGGCTCTTCGAAGCTGGCGTTGCTATGCACGAAGAACGGGCCGAGCGGTGCGCGCCAGATGGTATCCACGCTGCGCAATAGCATCCCAGAATGACCGCCGCAGCCCATGGCAGACCCCCACAGTGCTGGTGCCGGGTTGCCGATGCCGACCTGATAGTCGATCACCGCCTGGTTGCCGTAGTTTTCTACCAGGCACCCGATGACATGCTGAATTGCGAAATTGTCGCTGGCGCCGCTTTCGCTGTGGATCGGATAGCGCATGTTCCGGCAGCTTACGCGCAGATTGCGGATGGTCGATGTCCGGTTGAGGCTGAACGTCTCGTTCAACGGCACCTGCGCGGGATCGACATCGGCAGGCAGTTCGCCTTTATACCAAATGTGATCGCGGCGCCCGATGCCCACAACATCCACGAAATTCGGGAAATCCACATTGATGTCGGTATAGATGCCTTCGTGCAGGCGATAGAGCGCCCGCCGCGCGGCATTCTGCCCTCCCCCTCCGAACAAAAATGCCGTCGTCAGGTCCGGATAATCACCTGATCCGTCCGCTGCCACATCTACAACCTTGATATATACCGCACCGCGCGAGGCAACTTCTGCCACCTCGCCAGGGGCACCGCCTGCCGACTGCCCAATCCGGTAATCCAGCATCAGATCGGCGCTGGTCGGCACGGATGCCCCGGAGGCGAGAGCGAACCGCACCGGCCCATAGGTTATGCTGCCGGTGGCGGTCCGCACCACTGCCGCCCCGGAGACCTGAGCCCATGGCGCAAACCCCTCCTCGTCGCCGATCAGAGTGTAGGACGCCTGCACCAGCAGTTCGGTGTCGCTGATCTCGGTGACCGTCGCGCTGGCGCCATAGTTGTTCCAGACGCCGCCGCGCTTGACTGCAAGTGCGGCTGTAAGTGGCGTATCGTCTGTCAGATTTGCGGATGTGGTAAGACTCAGACGCCAAGTGATGATATGACCGGCCTCACCAGGTGCCGCAATCCCCACCACAGCGCGGCGATAGCTGTTCTGACCGTGCTGACCGGCAGGCACGGTCAACGTCAAGCCATCGCCGGATACGGTGGCCCCGGAGAAGAGCTCACCATCGGTTGCGAAGTCCAGTTCTCCCGAGGTGATTTCGGCTTGGGCCACACGATCAGTCAATCCAGAAAGATCCGGCACGCCCTCGGACACCACGCGCCTGACCTTGTAATCCAACATCAGATCGGCCGTGGTCGGGCTGGATGCGACAGAGGTCAGCGCGAAGGTGAACTCACCCAATGTGATCGCGCCGGTCGTGGTGCGCACAGCCGCCGCGTTGCTGATCTGATACCACATGTGGAATGCGGTCTCGTCGCCCACGATGACGTAATCGACCTCTGCAACCAGATGAGTGCTGTCGATAGAGGTAACAGTCGCGGTCGCTGCATAGCTGTCCAACACCGCGCCGTGCTGCACCGCGAGGCGCACGGTAATCGGCGACTCCAGCCCGACATTGGCGGAGGTGTCCAGTGCGAGTCTGAACGTCACCAACTGGCCAGCGACAGCGGGGGGGCCCATGGCAGCCACTGCGCGGCGATAGGCATTGCGCCCGTGCTGGCCGATCGGGATGGTCATGGTCAGGCCGCCATTGCTGATGACTACGCCGTTCAGCGCCTCGCCCTCAGTGGTGACATTGAGCGGACCTGCTGTGATCTCGGCCTGAGCAACACGATCCGTCAGCGTGGCAATCTGCGGATCGACTTCCGCCGCGATCATGCCGGGAACTGCGGCGTTGATGGCGCGGGCAGCGCGCCAGTCAAACGCCGAGTTTGCTCCCTGTGGCCAGGCCACGGTCATCCTGGTGATTGCAAAGTGCCCGGCGGCGCCACGCACCTGAGCAGAGGCCGAGACCTGCGCCCAGGGCGCGATCGCGTCCTCGGTGCCGAGGATGGTATATTGCGCGCGGCCGACGATGCTGGTGGCCGTCTGGCTGATCACGGTGACAGGCGCAGCCTCATTGGTCCAGATCGCGCCATCCAGCGTCGAAAATGCAAGGGTGAGCGGGGTCAACGCCGACAGGTTCGAACTCGTCGCGATCTCGAACTCGATCTCGATTGTCTGACCGGCCAAGGCCACGAGGTCGGCCAGATCCGCATCCGCGATATGCCAGCGGCGGTAGCTGTTGCGCCCGGTGTATCCGGCCGGCACCTCGATCCCGCGCCCGCTGTCGTAAAGCACCCCGCCGTTGAACAGTTCCCCGCCAGTCGTATAGGCCAGAGCGTCCGTGGTGATCGACGCATCGCGCAGGGCTCCCGCAACAAATCCGGTGGTGGCCACCTGTGCAGTTTCGGTTCCAGCGGCGGCCGTCGGCGCGGTCGGCGTGCCGGTCAGCGCCGGGCTGGCCAGCGGCGCCTTGGCAGCCACGGCCGCTTGCACGAAGGCCGATGTGGCGATCTGGGTGGTGTTGGTACCGGCAGCGGCCGTGGGCGCCGTCGGCGTGCCGGTCAGCGCCGGAGAGGCCAGCGGCGCCTTGGCATCGAGCTCGTCCAGCCGTTCAGACAGGCCGGGCACATCCGCGATGCGGGTGGACCCGAGGATGCGGATTGCGTTGCCCGCCGCCACACGCCCGATGTACTCGCCGGATTTGACCTCGCCAGACGCGAAAGCTGCCCCAGACCGCGCCTTGAGCGTGTAGGCCGTGGCGCCGATGGTCAGCGTCGGATTGGATGCGGTATTGGTGCCAGGCCAGTCGAATTGCAGGATGCTGTTGATGCCGATGGTCAGCGCGGTCTGGTCGGCGTGGATCGCATAGACCGCCGCATCGCCGTCGCCAGACGAGTAGGTCAGGCGGATCGTGTCGCCAGCGATGGCGAGATCGGTCAGGGCCGTGTCGGCAGCGGCGCGGGCGCTGGCCTCGGCAGCCATATCCCCCGGCGAAACGCCAGCGGTGGGGAGGGCACCGCCCCTGAATACGACAACACGATCCGTCACGGCGTGACCTCCTGATCAATGTGGATGGTATCGGTGAGCGTGCGGTAGACCCGGCCGCCGACCGCGAATTTCATGTCCCAGGCATGGGCACCCAGCGGCAGGGCGGCCGTCTGCGCAGGCGCCAGCGTGATTTCGAACTGCCCGGCCGCTGCATCGAGGACGGTCACGATCAGCGCCCGCGTCACGCCGTCCGGGCCGCGCAAGGCCGAGGTGACGGTGATCCCTGTCAGGGATTTCGGGCGCCCCAGAGCATCGGCATAGATGCAGCCGAGGCTCAGGGAATCGCCGCGCTTGATCCGGTGTTCCTGCGGCCCCTCCGGCACATCAAGCGCCACCGCATCGGCAATCGTGACCGATCCGCTGTCCGTCACCACGATGTCGGGCAAATCGGTGGTCAGCAGGCGGCCCTCGACCGCGCTCCAATGTTCGACCGCCACGGCATAGCGGCTGCCATCGGCCGCGCCTTGCAGGTCGATGCTGATCGCGCCTGCCGTGATCGTGGCCGCGACCGGGCTGGTGGTGACCACTGGCGAGCCGACAATCGGCGCGCGCGGTGTGAACAGCACCCGGCCATGCGCGGGCTGCGACCCGTCCGGCAAGCGGACGGGACCGGCGACAGTTGTTGCCATGTGACCCTCTTAGATGATGGTGATGGTCTGCGGCCCGCTGCGCGGCCCCGCGATGCCAGAGCCGTTGATCGGCTCGGCCCAGTAGCTGTGCGACCCGACACCGGGCCCCACGTCGGTATAGCTGTCAGCGGCATTGGCGGCGCCGAACTCGGTGCGGATCGCCACCGCATCGACAAAGGCTGTCGATCCATCGGCGCGCCAGATCCGCGTCGCGGCATATTGCCCGTCATTGGGCGCGGTGAAGGTCAGCACCACATCAGACCCGGAGACGCTGGACCCGAAAGCCACCAGAGCCGCCGGGGGCGTGCTGTCCGCCACCGCCTGCACGGCCAGCGGCACGGCGGGATACCAGGGCGAGATCCGGCCGCCCGGCGTGCGGTTGCGCACCTGCGCCTCATAGGTGGCACCATCGACCAGCCCCGAGGACACCAGCGAGGATTGCCCCTCGCCCGCGTCCACAATCTGCCAGTCCGGTGCGCCGCCATCGACCGAGCGGATTTGCAGCTGCTGGCGCAGATCCTCGGATTGCACCGGCCACGACCATTCGATCAGCGCCACGCCGCCCGTGCCCTCGACCGCCTCGCCGGTCAGGCTGGCCGGGGCCGCCACATCGCCATCCTCGACCACCACCGCGCGCAGCGGACGCGCCGGTTCCAGCGTCAGCGCGTTGGGCGCGAAATCGACCGCATCGACCGACACCACCTCCAGAGAAAACGTGTGCGACCCGCCATTGCGCGTCAGCCGCGACACCTCGACCACCTCATCAAAGCCCGCTTCGGCATGGGTGATGCGCAGGAACCGCTGTTCCATGCACTCATAGCCGATCGGGCCGATGGTCCCGCTGACAGAATACGGCGGCCGCGCCGTCGCAAGCCAGCGATAGCCCACGCGCCAGCCCTGATTGTGGCTGTTGATCGCCCCGCATGGCTCTTCGTGCCGGTCACCCTGCGGATCAGCCACCACCGCGCCAGTCAGTTCCTCCTGATAGTCCAGTGCAGGCTCGACGTATTTGACCGCCACCTGCCCGATCACATCCGAGCCCCACGCCCGGTCGCGGATCGAGATGGTCAGGAAATCCGCATCGGTCAGCGTGACGGTCGGGGCGCTGTAATAGCCGACCTTGAACCCGAGCTTGCCGTCGCGACGCTCGTAGAAAAAGGCATCGCAGGCTTTCATCAATTCCGCGCGGACCTGTTCCCAGGTCATGCTGCTGTCGATCACCATATTGATGGTCCAGCGCTTCTGCGTGCCGCCGTCGCGGTTGGTCACCAGCTGGTCGCAGATATCCGCCTCGGCCGCGACCTCATCCCAATCGACGGCAAAGCCATAGAGCTCGGCCACATCGGCGATGATCAGGGCGGCATTGTCGGTCCAGTCCGCCGTGTCTGTGCGCGGGTCATAGACCGTATCGCAGCCATCCCAGACCGGCGCATAAACCCATTCCCGCCCGCTCGGATAGATCTTCGAAAACACGTTGTTCGGTGGCCGGGCGGCGTAAAGCGCGGCGTAGCTCAGCCCCTTGAAATCATCGGCAGCGGTGACCTCCGGGAAGACCGCATCCCATATCGGATCGACCGCCTGCCCCGGCTGCCCGGTATAAGTGCGGATCGAGCCATGCCACGCCCATCTGCCCTTGCCGTCATACCAGATCGGCTCCGTGCTGACGAAATCGCCCTCCAGCTCGACCGGACGCTTGTCCAGAAAGTGCTGGACCGGCCCGCGTGTGCTGTGCGCGGCGATCAGGATGCCATAGTGGCGCTTGAACCGATCATCGGTCCCTTCCGGGTTGGTGACATCGGCCCGGCTGGCCGCCGAGAAACAAAACGGCCCCCCCTTGCGGACCCGGCCATAAACCCGCTCCTGATAGGATATCGGTTGTGCCCAGTTGACCTGCCGGTCGGAGGGCGACGGGACCGAGGGCGTGGGCATCAACGCTTGCGACAGCGCCGACAGGCCAACGGACAGCACCACCCGCGACAACAGCGATCCGCCCGCGAGCCATGAACCTGCGGTGAAACCCGCGCTCCAAGCACCAACTGCGCCCGTCGCCAGATAGGTGCCAAAGCCCGCTGCGTTCAGAAACCCGCCGATGAAGGCGGTGACCGGATCGGCCTTGGCCTGCCCCGCCAGGCAGGTGGTGGACAGCAGCGCGGCCAGCGCGAGATTACGGATGCGCATAGCCCACTCCCCAAGCACCAAGGATCTTCTGCGGGCGGAATGCCGTCACCGCGCCAGAGGTCTCTTTCACCGCCCATGTCTCGCCCAGGCACAGCGCCGCATGGGGCCGCGTCACGCCCGGCGCGATCTGAAGCACGATGCCCACGTCACCGGCCACCGGCAGTGCAGTCAGGGCCAGCCCCGCCGCCGCCATGCGCGGCGCCACCACGGCCAGCGGATCGCTGAAAAACCGCGTGACGCGCTGGCATTCGGCCATGCTCTCATAAGTCAGGCGCAGATCGGCAGCCGGATCGGGCCAGCCGCAGCGCATGCACCAATCGGCGCAGAGCGTGACGCAATCCGCCTCGCCCCAGCGGTAGGTCAGCCTCCGCCAGCGGTTCAGTTCAGCGTAAAGAGGGGTCATCCGAACAGCTTCTGTTCCTGGAACGTGTCAGTCGGGGCGAAGCGCAGCGAACTGTTCGCCTCGCCGATCAGCGTCCCGTGGTCGTTGGTCGTGTAGCTCAGCCGCGGCGCGGTGTTTCGGCCGGCGCCGATGCTCTCGAAATTTAGCGTGATGCGACGCTCCATCGGCCCCGACAGATCAAAAGCCACGCTGGCCCCCTTGCGGGTCAACCAGTGGATCGGCGCATGCACCGGCGCCTGAAACTCGGTCATCGCCCCGATGGGCTGCACCCAGAACGTAATCTCGCGGTCGAGAATGTAATCGGTCCCCAGCGCCCGCAGATCTGCCACCAGATCGCCGTCGGACGGATCGGGGATATAGGTCAGCGAGATCGAGCCAGCCGGGGCCGTGCCGTTCAGCGACACTTGCAGGTCAGGCGCCTCAAGCAACTGGCAGCCGATCCATGCATGGCCGTCCACATCCACAAACCGCCCGTCACCGCCCAGAATAAAGCGAAACACACCATCCACTGTGTCGATCGACACCAGATCGAGAAGCCCGACCGAGGGGTCGCGCGGGTTGAAACCGACGGGAAAGAAGCTCATCGGGTGATCCATTCCACAAGGTCGAGCTGTGGGCGGGCGACCTGATCCAGCCCATATTCCGGCCAACCGGAATCGTCGGCTTGAACCGCGAAAAGCCCGCGCGCGACCAGATCAATGTCAGCATCGGCCGGGACATCCACGCGCAGCATCTCGACTGTCAGAACAACAGAGGCACCGACGCCGGATCGACCGACAACCAGAAACGGCCAGTCCTGATACGACAGGAAACTGCCCACCCGAACAGGATCAGGCGCGCCGGTTTCATCCACCTCGATCGAGCCGTCGCCCGCGCTGGCCGCAGTGACACAGCGGATCACCGGGCGCGGCTCGACATAAAGACCCGCGCGATAGGCGCGCCACATGGATTGCCAAGCCGCTGCCCCGATGCCGGGCTGCACGGCGCGGTCAAGCATCCGCATGCGCAAAGCCCCGGAACGCCCCCGCAGCCTGCCAATCAGCGCCCGCCACTCCCCGATCATCTCGGGCGGTAAAACCATTTCAGGCTGGCCAACGAACCGCGGAAAGCGGTTGTAGACCACCTGCTCCGCGCCGTTGGTCGCAGGGCTGGCAGATTGTCCCCGCCAGTCGATACGCCAGTTGCACAGCGTCCCGCGACACAGCACGCGGGGCACATCGACGATATGACGCTCCATCAGGTGCCCCTGCGCTGCATGTCTCTGATCATGTCAGGCATCAGTCGCACCTGTGCCCTTTGGGCCTGCGCATCCAGCCCGGTCGCAACCTGCGCCGCCCGACGATCCACAAAGGCCTGGATATTGCCATTGCGCGGGTCCACCCCGATGCGCACATCCACAAGATCACGGCCCTGTTTCGGCGCCGATCCACCAGACACACGGGTCACCGCCCCGACATCCGGCATGGCCACCAGCCGCGCGATTTCTGTCGGGGCAAAGGCACGGCGCGACGATGCGCCGGGCGAGACCTGTCCACCCACCACCCCACCCTTGGCGAAGCCCGGCATACGGAACAGCTTGCCCAGATCACCGCTCACCCGCATGCGCTCGACCAGCTGCACCCCGCCAGCGCGACGGATATCCGCCTGCGACCAGACCACCTCGCCCCGGTGCACCACGCCCGCCGCCTCATCCACGCCACCATCGCCGGTATAACCTCCGCGCGAAAAGCCAAGCGCCTTCAGGATGCCACCGACACCCTTGCCAAGGCCCCCGCTCCACAGCTGTTCGAAGCCTTTCATGGCGATCATCTCGGCCAGCTTGGCGATCACATTGCCCAATGCCTGCCGGAAGGTCTGCGCGCCGGTCACCAGACCCGTGAAAACCCCGGACAGCGTGCTTTTCGTTTGCTCGACCGCCGATTTGAAATCTTCGTGCCGTTGCTTTGCCATCTCCATCTGGGTGGCTGCATCGGCATAGCTGTCGGCCAGCTTGTCGATTTCCGCCCGCAACTCTGGCGTGATGGTCTTTCCGGCTTCCTTGGCCTCTTGCAAGAGCTCGGCCTTGCGACGCGCCACATCGACGGCGATCCCGTATTCGTCAAACGCCAGTTGCAGGTCATTGAGCGCCGCCGCCTCGGCAAGCATGCCCTCGACCTCAACACGCCAGTCCGACAGGCTCTTGCCGAAATCGTCCTTCGCGCCACCCCCGCCGCCGCCCTTGGACTTGCCGCCGCCAGAGGCTTTCTTGCGGGCATCGTCCACCACATCGGGGACGCCATTGCCATCCATATCCACGGAAAACCCGCTCGGGGCGGATTTCGGCTTGGAAGATGATTTCGGGGCATAAGGGCTGCTGTTGGCGTAAGATCCTGCGCGCGCCTCTTGAATGGCAGCGCCACGATCATCAAACGGCGCCGCCTCAGAAGCGCCTGGCAGGGCCGCCCGCAATGCACGCGCCGCCCCCGCCACAGCCTCGATCACCTTACCAAGGCCACCGAGACGCGAAATAACTGCGTTGAAGGTGACACCATCAACACCACCCATTTCGGAAATCAGGCCACCCGTCGCAGTGGTTGCATCCTCTACACGCCGCTGGAAATCCTCCGCAGACATCTCTCCGTTGATGAAGGCCTGAATTGCGGCCTCATCCACACCAGCAAGTTCGCCCATCAGGGCGATGATGTTTTCACGGGTGGTGCGAACACGTTGCTCGAATTCTTCGGCCGTGATTTCAGACCGGGCCATGGCCTGACGCGACGCCTCCAGACCCTCGACCCAGCCGGAAAGCACCTCCGCCTTGCCAATCTCACCGGCACGCTGAAGCGATTGCACCAGCATCGTCGCCTCGACCGTGAGACCAGACACCTCAGCATCGACGGCTGCGATGCTGCCGCGTAGAACGTCGAACCCCTGCGCATTGTCCGCAATCGCCCGAAGGTTATCGCGCAACTCTTCATAGGAGTTGCCGCCCAGAACCGCCTTGGCGAAAGCCTCACTGCCAAAGCTGTTTTCCAGTGTGTCGATGATCCCGAATGCCTCGGCCACATTGACCACAACCTGCTGGAACTTTGCGCTGATCCGGTCCCCGACTTCCGAGAATTTGCGGTCCATCTGGGCCGCCTTCTCGACAACCTGACTGTCCAGCACCACGCCAAGCTCATTCGCCCGGTCGATAGTGCGGCGCATGCCATCTTCACCCTGCGCCAGCAATTCGACAAACCGCTCGCCTGCGGAGCCACCAAACAGCTCGTCCGCAATACGGATCTGGGCGGCCTTATCCAGCCCCTCCATCCTGCCGATGATTTCCAGCATCAGATCGGACGGGTTCTTCAGCTTGCGTGACAGATCGTCAGAAGTATAGCCGAGCCGCTGAAAGCTCTCGGCCCCCGCCCCTGCACCCGTCTTGATCCACTCATCGGCCCGCAGGTTCAGTTCCTTGAACCCGTCCACCAACTGGTCAACACCGATGCGGTTCTGTTCCGCGACGAATTTCCATTCCTGAAAGGTCCGCAGGTCAAGGCCGGCGCGCTTGGCCTCATCCCCGACGGCCGCGATGCCTTTCACCGTCTGGGCCAGCCCCGTGGTCATCTTGTCGATGGCCCCGGTGACAAGCCCACCCGCGATGCCCCCGGCAAAACCGAGGGCAAATGTGCGAAACGCCAGCCCCATCTTGGCAGCGGTGCGCTTGGTTTCCACCTCCAGCCCGCGCAGCCCCTGACTGAAATGGCTGGTATCAAGCCGCATCCGGGCAATCAGGTCACGCATTCCGGAAAGTGACATCAGTGCATCCTCTCAAGGGCTTGCTGCATGGTGATCGCCGGAACGCCAACACTGGCGCTGCGCAAGGCACCGGCCAGCGCAGACTCTGGCAAGCGTCGATCCTGACCATCTGTCGCCTGCACCCAGGCCAGCCAGTCATCATGTTCAAGAAGCGATCCCGCGCGCACCGCCTCGGCCATGCGGAGGCGATCCATCCGGGCGCGCAGCCGCAGGCCGCGCATCGTCACGACAAAGGCCCGAGGCGTGATCGACCAGAATTCCGCCTCGGAACAACCTGCGGCCACATACCGGGCCGCCAGATCATGCAGGGTCAGGCCGCCGGACTGGTCGCGGCCTGCGGCTCCCCCGATTCATCCTCCGAAGCCGGCGCGGCAAGGGCGCTCTCCATCGCCCGCGAAAGTGCCTGCCGCCCTTCCGACATCAACCGCCCTGCCGCCCGCAGCGTGATCCCGGCATGGTGCTCTTGCAGGCAGGCGCACAGCATGGCGCGCAGATCTTCGGCCGTAGCCTCGCCCTCGGCAAACCGATCCAGCGCGCCCCAGACCGCCGCCCCGGCAATGCTTTCAAAATCGGCCAGCGCATTGAAATCGAACTTCAGCCGGTAGGTTTCCCCACCGGCCGAAAACTGCGCTTCCCCGTCCCCGCGGCGCGTCATGCCACGACCTTGTGCAGCACCTTGAAGGTGGCTTCACCCTTCATGGCATCCTTGACCGGCACGCCGGGCAACCAGGTCTTCAGCCATGCCTGCCAGACATGCGGTGTGGTGGCCCCGACCGGGGTGATCTCGAGCAGAACCAGCTCGCGCGATTCCTCCAGATCCTGCAACAGCACATCCTCGGCATCCTCGGGGACATAGTGCTTGCTCAGCGCCCAGTCCGGAGCGGTTTGCAGGCCCGCGATGAATTCCTCGCTGTTGCCCGGCGAGTCGTGCGATGTGACATCCACATCGTTCGGCGCCTTGTTCGGGAAGGTGAA